TTTTTCATTGACTCCATACCTGGTTCATCATAATCAAACAACATTATAATCTTATTGAATCTGTTTTGTAACTCTTCCATAAGATCTTGTTTAATCATAGTGTTCTCACTATCAGGAGCTATTACATCTATCTCAAGTTTGAGAGACTTGATTGCCATTACATCTTTAAGACTTGAAGTGATGATAAGATTCTTGTGTCCTTGTAGTTGTTCCCAACCCTGGACATAGTTTCCCACCTTAATAAACTTCTTATCTAAAGTTTTGGGCTGGTAGATTTTATATAGAGTACCATCTTCTTTAAAATAACCATATAGATAGAGACCTTTAATACAAAGCTCGTCTTCATCTTTGGTCATACAATAACTTTCTAGTGGCTTCACATTGTGTGCCTCAAGTAGTTTAGATCCAATATTGAACTTAGTCCATAAATATTGATCTTGGGTACTCCACTTTCTAACTATAGAGCTTGTCACTTTATATCTAGAAGCTTTCTGAAACTTTTCTATATCATATCCTCCATTGTTATGAAGAACATAATCATTATATTTTTCTACTATTAACTCACATGCTTTATGAAATGATAGATCTGTTATATCTTTTACAAAATCTACAGCACTACCTCCTTTGCCTGTTGAGAAATCTTTATACCTATAGATATTACTCTTGTCAGTATAAATACACATGCTAGGAGTACGTTCTTTAGGATTAAATAAAGACTTAATCTTCACATCTTGGCCTGTAAGTTTTTCTTTAAGTTTACAAAAGTGCTCAAATATAAAAGACACTGGTATATCTTTTACATCATGCACTAGATTCTTTGTGTTGAACATACAGATTCTTTTTAAAAAATAAGGGGAGAAGTAGAAACTTCCCCCCGTTTATTTACTAAAACTAGAAATTAAAGATTAAAATCATCATTAGCTGGTTCAAAACCACTCACTGCTTTAGATACTAATGGAGAGAAATGATACTTGTTTGTTTTATCAAACTTGTTCAATTTACTTTCATCAGCAGAACAAAACTTGTACTTAGGTAAAGACAATCTTACAATTGTTTTTCCATTATACTCATCTTCTTTACCTGCCAAAAACCAATATATATCATTGCCTTTAAGAATAGCAACAGCTGCATCCACCCACTGTTCAATAGATGTAATATTAGCATTCTTAGATAGAGCATCAATCTCTTTCCTAAGACCCAATTCATTAGAAATAACAATAATCTTACTTAAGATTTCATTTTTATTTACATCATCACTATTGAAATCAGCAATATAAATACTACCACTAACACGAGCAGTTTGACCTGTATATTTTGGACCTTCAGGATCTTCTCTATCAATAGCCCAGCCTTCAAATCCTACAGATGCAGGACCTTCTAGTGTAAGTTCTAAAGATTTTTTACCTGTTTTAGCAGTCCTTACTTGAGCACCATAAATGTGTGCATAAACTACTCCGGCTTCAAAAGATTTTCCTAATCCTGTGCCTTTTACGTCTTGACCTTCTGTTTTGAACATGTGTTTTGTTTTTTAATTTTTAATAATTGATTTAGTTCTCATAGTCTTTGATAGATTTCACTACATACTGTAAGTCATTTTGTATTTCCAATGTGGGAAACATTCCTCTAGGAGACTTACATGTATTTTCACCATTAGTTTGGGTTTCAAATACATACCTAATGTCACCTTCCTTGTTTCTTTTGGCTTTTCCAAACAATACAATAGAAAATAATCCTTCTAAAGTTAGTTTTTCATCAACCATTTTACCAATTGTTTTTGCTTTGAACTTACGTTTACCTTCCATATCTGTTGCTTCTTCTGCATGAGTAAGGAAGAATATGAGAAGGTCCTCTCTCATATCCTTAGGCATACGAGCAATTCTAGCTAGGTGTGCACCTATCTGTGTGAATTTCTCATACCCTTTCTCATTAGCTTTGTCAAAGAATTCAAAGGAACTCATGTACTGAAAGTCATCTACAACTATTGTTTTAATCTCAGGACGTTTCTCACTAACATACTTAATACAAGCTTCTATATTCTCAGGACCAGCTTTGTCATACATATTACCTGAAGGATTTTCTTTACTCCAGATAGTGTACTTCTTTCTCCATCCTTTAAATGGCAAAGGCTTGTTAGCCACGTTAATAATAAATGTTTCTTTTGGATCTAATGCCTCAATGCTAGTAGATTTACCAGCACCAGACTCTGCAATAATTAATACTCCTTGTGCCATATTTGGGTTTATTTGATTTTGATAAGGTCATTAAGCCATACTTTAGCACTAACAGGTTTTCCTGATAGCATGGCATAATAGTCTCTGATAGTCATATCAGAATATGGAGCATCCTCCATAGGTGATGGTGCTTTAGGAACCATAGCAATAGCTTCTTGAGCTTTTTGTGTAGGTTTAAAAACACTATCAGAAGTTCCTGTAAAGGCTGATACTTTACTAATAGCCACTGAACTTCTATGTACAACTTTTAATTCTTCAAGGGGAACTAAATAAGATCCTCTTGAGTTAAGTTCATACTCTTCTTCAAATGAAGGTGTATAAGGCACTCTATACACTTTTCTATCTGAATCAGTTGGATTTAAGTCTGAGTCAATGAGCTCAAAATAAAATCCTTTTGGTTTTTTAAACTCTGATGGAAAAATTCCTACTACAAGTCTTTTTTGTTCATCTAAGAACTGAGTCTTCATGTTAAAATCATAAATACCAATACCTAAATCAGCAATAAGTTCTGCATTGAAATCTCTTATTTCTTTTGTTTTTAGGATTTTGTACTTTGTCCTTTCATCTTCGGACATGCTGTGTAAAATACTCATGTTGTTTTGTTTTTTGTGAATGTGAATTGTTAAATTGTTGGACCATTTGTATTTGTAAATCTATTAGCTGTTCTTCTTTGTGGAGGCTGACCTGTTGGATTGGCTGCTTGAGGTTCTCCTACTTCTATCATTCTTTGTTTAGCAAACTCTGCTTTAAGAAATATTAAGTTGGTATCATCTGCACTGTTTCTTGACTTAAGAATATGGCAAAAGATATCATCTGTTTTACATGGATATTCTTTACGGCCATAACTTTCTATATCAGCTTTGTATGGTCTAGTTAAGACTAAGACCATGTCAGAACCTTGTTGTAATGCATCCCCACCAAATATATCAGCACTAGTTGGATAGTTTCCTACAGTACCAGGCATCTTTCTAAGAGGATCATCAATACTTCTATTAAGTTGAGAGATCATAAAGACAACTATTGGTAGTTTATTCTTTACTTTCATTAACATCTCTACAGTGTTATAGAGAGTATTGATCTTCTCTTTTTCTGTTATGTCTTTCTTAATTAACCAACTATGATCTATAGTTACAATTAGTGGTTTACCACCTAGCCCTTCATAAGCTTTGTAAATAGCTTCTTCCATTGACTTAACTGTAATAGGTTCATTAATTTGGCATCTAAAGTTACCAAACTTATGGAATGTTCTAGTATCATTAAGATAGTTTTCCATCATCTTAATAGCAAAATCATCCACTTGTTTATGTGTACTCAACACTTGATTGTAGTCAAGACCCACTTGAGATGCAAAGTCTCTAGATGCTGTTTGCTTAGCACCCATCTCAAACTGAAATTCTAAAATATTGAAATCTTGTGTAGGATTAAGAAACTTAGCTTCTCTTAGTATTTGACTAACAAACATTGTTTTGCCTGAACCAGGTCTAGCACCTATAGTTAACATTGATCCCCACTCTAATCCTGCTACCCCTGAATTATTAATACCACTCCAGGGAAGACTTAAAGATTTAATTTTACCAGACTGCCTGTCTTTTATATATTGTAGACCTTCTTCTAGTATCTCAACATACGTTTTAATACCAAAGGGTCTATCCTTTTGTGGAAGATTGAGAATATTCATTAATTTAATCCTAGTTTTAGTTTTGTAAAGGTATATAACTTTAAGGAAATTATCAAAATAATTTCAATCAAATAATACTTCCAGAAAGAAATATTTATGATAAAAGTGTTTATTATAAACCAGTTAACAAAACTAAATATTAGTCCAATTATAAGACTATGTACCAATTTTTCATATACTGTCATTATCTAATAGTTTTGGGTTATCAATTATCTGTTGACAATAATCAGCAAGTTTTGAACTCACTTCTTTTGTCTGTGGATTATGTTTTTTTATAAAATAGCTGCTTGTTGCCATATACATATAGTTTTTCTTTCTAAAGGCTTCATTGTAATAATCTGTTGCATCTAGTATAAGATCCCAGTCATATTCTGGATATGTCTTAAAAAACCATACAAACTTATCTTTTAACTCTTGTACAGATTGTCTAGCTAATTCACCTGAAGGCAATCTTTTAGCTGGAAATGCTTCTCTATACTCTGTAATCTTTTGATTAAAATCTTCACCAAGTACAGCTGCTGTTACTTTTTTCTTTGTTTTAACCAAATAAGTCTCAAATTCATTAAGTATAACAGCTGCTTTGTTAGTTAAACCCCCTGATTCATCTATTAATCCTTTATGTTGAGCAAGCATTCTTTCAGCATCTACGTTAATTAGTGCTTTAGAAGGTACTATCTTCTCTCTACAACAGTCTAAAAAATAAATTTGATTAGGACTCACATTCCACTTGATCAAGGTACTCCATAGTTGATGACTCATAATCTTTCTTTATTTTGTTAT